TGACTCAGCCTGTCAAGCGAAGAAAGGGATGCATCCACCTTGCCGGAAATGCTTTTCATGGGCTGAGACAGGTTATCGATCATCTGCATGACCACCGACAACCTGTAAACTGATTCAAACCCCATTGTATTTCCCCCTTTCCAATGTTATAATCAGATCAGAGGAGATGATTTTATGTTCACAACTGTATTTACCGTCTTGATCGCCTCACTGGCAATCGGGTTTGCTGTTTCGATCATCATTTTTGTACCACTCACTTTATACATTATCCCCTACTGTCTCTGGCTGGGTGTCCAGAATACAAAAGGGAAATACCGCCATCTGCAGGACGGGAACTGCTTCCGGATGGCTCGCAACGCCACCCGCCTTTATGGATCATGGATCTGCCACAAAGCTCCGGTATTTTGATGCCGGGGCTTTAATTTTCCCCAAACAGTTCCGACAGTGCCTGCATATAGAGGCTTTTTTCCACTTCTTCCAGATAACGGGCTTTTGCCAAAAATCCTGAGAATTCTCCCATCTGCATTTCCTCCACAGGCTTTGTGATGAGCGTTGCTGGGACATATCTGTAAATCTCTAAAATCCCTGCATCCAACCCGTCCCGGATTTCCTGAAGTTTAACCTCTACAGCTTCCGAAAATTTACATTATCGCCCAGACCGATCGCCGAAAGCAGCTTCGTACCTAACCCCAGCGCCAGTCCTGGATACTTCTCGCACTCTTTTTTAAACACATCGCCCTGCTCATCCACAATATTGTCCATGACAAACGCGGTTGTAGAAGCCGCCATGTTCTTGCCCGCTGTTTTTAAATAGCGGTTAAAGGATGCCACTGTCGGCTTGCGGAAGTAAAAACTGATCTTACGTCCTTCGGACTCATCATCCTCATCCACGACGGTGCCGATTTCATACACTTCGCCGTATTTGCCTTTCACTGCGCTGATATCGCTCAGATCTACCATCGCATTTTCCTTCTGTGCCGCTGTAATCTCTGTTATTTTTGAATCCATGCCCATTTACCTCCTTAAATTGGTGCCACGCCATCCTGATCAATCGTTCCTGCGATCATCAGGTCAAGGTCTACTTTCAGGGATTTGTCCCCCTGCGCAGCCTTATTGCTCCGTTTCGAAAATGATACTTTATTCAGGATATCCTGTCGCGTCCTGTCTCCATCATTTGCATAAGATACGATGATCTTTGGGATCTGAAGCTTAAAAAACGTGATATTGTTTGACTTACAGTAATCCAGCAGCGCTTCATAGTCATCACGGAGCATGCTCATTTTCCCGGATGCCTTGTAATTACCGTTTCCATATCCGCGCGGCTTGGAGCCTTTACCGTACACCAGCTCTTTCTCCAGTTCGTCATCGTATGAAATTTCCTGCACTTCTGCCACAATGCCGGGGATCTGCAGGTTTACGTCCCCCCAGTCATATGCTTTGCCATTTACCTTTAAACTCATGCTGCCCCTCCTTATGATGCATAGGGATTTTCCATCCCGAGGTCGATCACAAATTCTCGGATCTTCCCTTTCGGCTGGTAGCGGATCTGCATCTGCAGAGTCTCCGTTGTCTGGATGTCCTGTCCCTCCGGCACGATGACCCGCACAGCGCTGATTTCCCCCTTGTCCACCATCTGGGTTTCCACATCCGCAATAATAAACTGTGCTTTTGCGTTCAGGTCGGCATCCACGTCTGTCAGATCCACATCTTCATGCAGCCGCCTCAATGCTGCCTGTCTGGTCAGCCGGATGATCTTATTTTTCACACGAACGTCCTCCGCATAACGGTAATCGCTGTTTTCCGGACACATTACCCGTGCGTTTGTCACATAATATCCAGCCAGACCGTCATACTGCCGGAACGTCAGGTATCCGGACAGGTCAAGTGCCTCGATATATTCTTCGTCGATCCCCTCCGGAAGCAGCGCCGAAAGCTTGTCTTCCGGGACGCTGTACACGGCAGTTCTTCCGATGGACTCCTGGACGGATGCCCGTGCATACCATCCGCACACCACATTTGCAAGGTTGATATTGCGAGCCACGCCGTCCATCCCTGTATAGGTTCCCCATGCCGCCACAACCTGGATATCATAATTTGCTACCTTTTTCCGGTCTGCCTCCAGCTTCGCAACATACTCCTGCAGTGTCTCGCTGTCCTGTTTTTCATAAGCTTCGAGGACAAAAAAGACCGGTTTCCGGTATCGTTCCATCAGCTCTGCCTGTTTGACGGATACCGCTGCCCACAGTTCTGGAGCCGCTGCCCCGACTACATGCACATACTCATACGCCGTGCTGATATCCTTTAATTTTGCCGCAGCTTTCATGACATCATCATTTGTCATTGTGGGGGCAGTCGTTTCAAAACGGAAGGTGTCCCCAACCTCAAATGCACTGTCTGTCGAAAATGTCATGGTAAAACCAGCATCCTCTACCGCATACTGTCCCGCTGTTGGGACTGTGATGTCGTCACTCCAGCTATATCCGCCGTTAAGGCTATAGCGGAATGATGCGGTATTCAGCCCCCCTTTCCCTGTAATCCTCACGATCACACGGAAAGCATTATGCGGCGTGCCCTCCACTGTTACTGTGCCGCCAGCCTTTTCTGACACCGTAACCTCTGTTACTGTCCCCGCCGTACTCGCCAGTACCGGCAGACACAGGATTTTTGCAGAGCCGTTCTCCACACTGTCCATCACGGCATCCGCCAAAGGGCTTAATCCCAGCTTTTCTTTGATTTTCGCCGCACTCATCGTTCCCGTGATAGATACCGACTCTGCAGTGTCCACAGGGGACGCGCCGATCTTAACATGGATGCCGGTACCCTGCTGACCCGGCTGCTGAAGCTGTCCGTCTGTGATGCTGTATCTAACATCCCTAAGCATATCTTCTCCTTCCCGCTGACTGCCGGAACTGTTTTACCGACTCAGCATATTCTTTCTCTGTCACTTTTTTCCCTCTTGCCCATCCCTGCCGGGCACATGTCCCTGCATGGATCTCGGCAGGTATCTTCATCCGCTCCTGCAGTGTTTCCACCGAAAGCAATATTCCCTTTGTCCGGGGCATCTCATTTTCCTTTCTGGACTTCCACTTCCACGTCCTGCAAACGCGCCATATCTGTGTTCTGATACAGACCGCCATGGCACAGAACCTTGATCTGCACCGCTACCTTCGCATGCAGGATATGGTCTTTTTCATTCATCCACTGGGCTTCTGCCGGGTCGATGGACACATAGTCCCCGCTCACATAGATCCCTTTTTTCAGTTTTAGAAGAAATTTTTCATAAGTTTCCTCTGCACTTTCCTGCGTAAAGTCCCCAATGATCACTGTATAAGTGATGTCACGGGAAAACAGCTTCGTCCTGCGCATGTTCCGCCCGTCCTCTGCTGTAAAAAATCGCTTTCCGGTACTGCGCTCTAACTGGTCATCTTCGCACAGTACCGCACTGATCCGGCTCTCGGCGCTGTTCGCCATCCGTTTTAAGGATAAAAACGGCTCCCTTTCACATCCTGCCGCTTTCAGCGCCCGGATCAGTTCCTCCTGACATTCTGTATACATTCCCACTAGCTTTCCTCCAACGCTCCCTCAAGTTCTGCCCGGATCATCTTGTCATCATCCTCCGATATGCCCAAAAACGGACGGGCGGGGATCCTGACATGGACCTGCTTCGTACTGATCCATACCCCGTTTACTTTAAAGCGGAGCACAGGACCTTTCCTCGCCCGGATCGTCCGCTCATCTCCAAACTGATGTGTCGCCGCCCGGATGTCATTTGTCCCGACAGCCCACCCTCCTGCAGACGCCGTGGATCGGATGGAAGTCTTAAGCTTTGCGGTTTCCGTCAGGGTTTTTCCGCCTTCCTCCCGTGCACGGATGGAAGGCTTCCATTTCTTCCCTTCCGGATCCTTTTCTAAACGGAAGCGCTCCATTGTCGACGTCCGGATTCCTTCCGCAATGGATTTATTAATCCCTTTTACATCCAGCTCCGCCATCATCTGGAGGCGTTTGATCAAACGTCGGTTATCCCCGGTCACTTTTACATGCACAGATCCCATGTCTTACCAACCCTTCATCGTATCTCTTGAAAACAAACGCTGCGAGCTTTTGATCCGGAAGCCCCTTCCCGCAGCCTGCTCCTGTGTATCCCCGCCGCCTCCGGTTCCGATATTGATAGTTCCTTTCGCAACCCCTTCCAGAAACTTGATTGCCGACTGGTATCTGTTTAGATAAGTTTTATCCCGATCCTGCTCATCAATCCCAATCCGGGACATCAAGTTATACACGGCAATGTCCTTTGAAAATTTATTCAGCACCCTCGGTGCCGGGGACATAGGCACATCATAGCGTTTTGCCAGATATCCGTCGATTTCTGCGTCCGCATCTGCAACCGCCTCTTCCACATAGGGCACCAGCCGTCTTCTGCGTTCCTCCAGATCCTCTATGTACTCATCCCCAAGTAATGCGTCATACGCGCTTTCCTTGATTGCCCCGAGTACCTCTTCCACTGTACAATATGCCATCCTGCCGCCTCCCCGTTTTCAATCAGCCCATTGAAGACGCCGTGCCCGTAGATCCATATGCCATCTGCCAGAAGCCATATCCGACGCCATCCCGCGCATCCACGCCGTAAAGATACTCGCTACGCATGAATACGTTTTCGTCTGTTTCTCTTGTCATGGCTGTAAATTTTGCCTTCCTGCGCTCCTGAAAAATAAAAGGTTTCAGGGAACGCTTTGTGCAGAGCAGATACCACTGTGTCGGCTTGTCTGCCAGCTGCGACCATACGACCACTTCTGCCAGTCCCTTGTTGATGTTGCTGGTACCGTTGACTAGTTCCGCCTCAAGGATCATACGCGCTTCCTTTTCCAGCGCCGGAGGCACCAAAAGCACATTCGGGACAATGTTCAGAGGCTGTCCCTTTTCATTTTTCAGGCTCATGATCGACTGGCGCGCCGCCTGGAAGGATTCCGCGTCCAGCTTTGCATCCCCCTTATTGCTGTAGGTAATGCTGCCGACCTGATGCCTTTCACTGAAAAATGGCTGTCCATCGTAACATTTCTCCGTAAAACCATTTTTTACAGCTTCCGATACACGTTCATCTTTATGCAGCGCAGTGCTTTCTCCCATCGCTTCCATCATCGGCGTATATACACCATAATTGTCATCTTCGATGTCATCGCGCGGCACGCCTACCGTCAGCTCAAACTTCTCGTTTGCAATGCTGTACGCATTATCTGATACCTTCTGAATTTCTCTTTCTCCGATCCACTTTTTCAGACCGGGGATTGCCCCGAGCCATCCATATAAATTTGCCCCGGTTGACGAAGGCACGGTTGTTGCCACCCTGTCAGCCAGCGACTCCACATTTTCACGCCCACGGTTAAATGCCGCAGAATAACCTATCCGAAGCTGCTCCAGCGACGCATTTGTTACTAACATTTTTGTATCCTCCTATCATCCAATCTTGACGGTCACGCCGTCATCCATCACTTCCAGAATCTGTCCTACGGGACTGGACCCCTCTGCTGTCAGCGTCAGCGTGGTCGCATCCGACACATATGCTGTTTTTAACAGGTCTGTCTGCTTGATGGTCTTATCATTCGCCATCACAAACGCCCCACGGCGCACGCCCACGACCTTCGCTCCGTCTGCGCCCAGCCGGTTGAC